CTATTAGCAATCCATCTAATATACAGCTTAACATCTTCTTTAGTTAAATTTTCTAATGGTCCCTGTTCAAAAGCCAAATCAATCATAGCGTCTTCCTGTCCCACAGCAATACTACACGCCTCATAGATTTCTTCTCTTAATCTTTCAGTCCATACCTCTGGGTTTTCATCTATTAATTCTCTAAACAATCTTATCATCGAATTACAATGCAAGGTTTCGTCTCTAACCGACCAAGTAATTATCTGACCCATACCTTTCATTTTATTGTGTCGTGGAAAGTTTAGTAAAATTGCAAAACTAGCAAATAACTGTACTCCTTCAGTAAAGGCACTACAAACAGCAACTGTCTTAGCAATGTTATGAAGTGAATCTGATTTGCATCCTTGCAAATAATCATACTTATCTCTCATAGCCTTAATCTTTAAAAATTCCGAATATTCTGTTTCAGGCAAACCAACAGTATCTAATAAATGTGCATATGCTGCCATATGAACAGTTTCCATAGCAGAAAAAACAGAGAGCATCATCTTTACTTCTGTGGGTTTAAAAACATTCATACAATGACCCATGTAATAATTATTAACTTCAACATCTGCTTGAGTAAAGAATCTAAATATTTGTATCAGTAAATTCTTTTCTGCTGGAGTAATATTCTTTTGCCAATCTCTCACATCATCTGACATAGGAACTTCTTCGGGCAACCAATGTATTCTTTGTTGGGTAAGCCAAGCATCATAACACCAAGGATATCTAAAAGGTTTGTAAACAGGGTTGCCTGAGAGTAAACCTTTTTGTTTCCTGGTATCTATAATCTTTTCAGAAACCATACCTGATTCATTCTTTTCTTTTGTTAATTTATATCTTTCTTCTCTCTTCATAGTCTACCTCATTTCATGGTTAATTATCATAAGTAAAGCAAAAATAGTTTCAATCATTTTTTATAACGCTTTCTATCTTAGAAGAGTAGTCCTTACTTACAAAACTAGGTTCAGTTCTCACTTCACCTATTACTCCTCCTTGTCCGTCATCATCTAGTAAACTATCCACACTTGTTGTATGAATTTCATTTAACTTTTGATTATTTCTAGTTATTTTTTTCTTTAGATGTTCTTTAAGTTCACCTATTATTACATATAATATTTTATCTATAGTAGGAGTAATTCCATACATAGGTAAATCATTAAGAGCAGAAATAATTCTACGAAAACCTCTAGCTCTTTTTTCTAATTGAGTTATTTGTGCTTCATTAATTGTCATAGTCCCTTTCTAATATCATTTCTAAATAATGTATTGCCTTTTCTATATCCTTCCTCTTTCCTTTTGATTTGTGTCTACATATATATTTAATAGCATTACCTTCTGCAAACTCTAAATGATTTTCATTTATAAATTGAGCAGGTTGTATTTTCATTTTTGCATAATGGTTTCCATCTACTTGTTTATCTAATGAATCATAAGTAATACCTTTAAACATATCTTTATTCGTCATAATTACATAGCAAGAGGACCTTCATTAGCCATCCTTGCTCTTCTCTTATCTCTTTCTGTAGGTTCTAAGCTTTCATTTAAATCATCTATAGTCCAATGAGGATTCTTTTTTAATTTTTTAACTATCCATTTATAAGACCAAGGTTGTAATCTTAATGTTGTATCTTGCCAATAATGAGTTTGATTAGGTAATAATTTAAATACATTCTTAACATTAACTTTCTTTTGTTCTTCAGGATTTAATAATCCTTTAAGCCATTCAACCATAATATGTTTAGCTTTGTTTCTTATCTTACTCATTTGTTTTGTATTCATCTTTATATTTTTTTAAAGTCTTTCTCAATATAATTTTCTTTAAAAGAATTAAGATTTTCTGTATGTCTATACCATACTTGTCTTCCTTTTATTCTCCAAATATTTTTGATTAATGATATAATAAATTTATCTTTTACTATTATTAAACTTGGAGGATTATATTCTTTAAAGAATATTCCAGAATTTAATAATTTTATAATTTTTTTTAATCTCTTAACTCTTTTCTCAAATCTATCTCCTGTTAGAGATTTATGCCATGTTTCTTCTATATCTTTGGAATATTCTTTCTCGGCTATTTTTAATTCATCTTTAAAAAAAGGAATATCATTTTTTGTAAAATTTTTTTCTTCCATTATATTTTTTTAAATACTAATCTCCACATCCAAGACCTTGTTATAGAAACCACAGTAAAAATTAAAGCTATTCCAATACTATCCATTATAGTAGGATACAAACCAAAAAGAGGAAAAATTAGCAACTGAATTAAAATTGCTAATAAAAATCCACTACCTACATCTATAAAGCTTTCAATTAATTGTCTCATCTTTTTCCATAAGTTTTTAATTCTTCTGAAAAGTTTTTAGTTATCTCTTCAACATTAGGTTGTCTACTTACTTCAGCTAAATAAACATACTTATTAGAATATTTAAATACTCTTAATCCTTTTCCATCATTAGCATCTTTATAACATTCCCATTTATGTGTACAAAACTGACAACCAATAGGTAAAGATTTATTTCCACCTTTTGTTTCTGATAATTGATAACACTTCTCAGGTGGTATCTTACTCTTTAATGTATCTTGTAAAGTTTTAATTAAAGTTGTAACATTTGGTTTAGCTAACTCATCAGGTTTATAGAAACAAACATCTCCACTTGATTTATCCATAACCAAAAAACCTCCTCCATTTGTACCCATACCTGTTTCATATCCTGATAACTGGGCATGATAACCAAATGGGTCATCACCAACTAACTCTCCTGTTTTAAATTTCTTAAAACTAAATGATGATGCTGACTTAACATCACACACTTCACCATCTACTGTCGCATCTATATGTCCTTTAATATTATCTATCTCTACTTTCTTTTGTTGGTCTCCTATTTTATGTCCAGTTAATTCTGCTAGATATAATAATAGATGTTCTAAAATATGTCCATATAAAAATTTAATATTTAAACTAGCATCATAAGATTTAGTTTTCTTTGGACTAAATCTATCATACCATAATTGTCTAGGTGGTTTACCTAGTACTGACATTCTTAACTTCCCATCTTTTTCTCTAACAGGATTGTTCCATGAATTAAAAGCTTCCTTAATATTAAGGAGAAACCTATCCATATTTTCTTCTGTGACGTTAGCAGGTTTACCATTTGATATTCCAGCGACTAATGTTTTAATATCAGTTGCTATTGTATCAATGTGTTTCTGCCCAGTTGTTTCCGATTTTATATTTTCCATCTAAGGGACACCTTATTTTTAATTCCTTTCCTGCCTCTCTTATTGATTGTACTGCTAAGTTTCCAAACTCTTCGGCTCTACTATCTTCAACCTCATATTGAAACTCATCATGTACATTAACAATAAGATAAGCTTTGATTCGTTTATTTATAACATATTGGTCTAGTAATGTCAACGCTTTCTTCATAACACACGCACCAGCACCCTGTAATAGGGTGTTTAACGCAGCGTGGGGGTGTCTTATGAGGATTTTTCTTTGGTCGAGACCTCTGAGCCATCTTTTTTGAGCCACTCCATCCACTCTTTCTCGTAGTCGTTTAAAACTTGGTGTAGCTCTAAGAAATTTTTCTTTAACTCTTTCTCCATCTCTTTCAGACCTTTTGATGATACTTCCGATTTTTTTTGAACCTGCTCCATAAATGAGTGCGTATATAAATGTCTTCGCCTCATCTCTTGACTCCAAGCCAGTCCTAATCTGATTTGCTGTGTGTATATCTCCATTAATGATTTCATGTGTATATTCCTTATCGTTCATATAATGTGCTAACATCCTCAACTCAAGTCCTGAGGCATCAACACCTACTAATTTATAACCTTTGTTTGTAATCCATAACTCTCTGCATTCTTTTCCATAGGGTGAATACACAGCAGGAACTTGTGCCATATTGGGCGACTGATGGCTCATCCTTCCAGTAATTGTACCATTGGTAATTACTTTGCCATGTACTCTCCCATCTTCTCTAGTAGCTTCAATCCAAGAACTGACTTGAGCAATTCTTTTCTGAAGAGTGAGAAATTTTTTTATTAATTCAGCTTCAGGAATATTTTTAATTTCTGATAAAACTTTTTCATCAACTATGACATGTCCTTTATCTGTTTTCTTTTTAGGTTTCCATCCTAACATAACTAATCGTTCAGCTATTTGTTGACGTGAACCTAAATTAAATTCTTTAAATTTTACTTTTGTAAATGGTACTCCCTTAACATAACCTCTTGTTTTATTATTAGACTTAGGAATAAATTCTGTTTCTATTTTTAATGGAGGAAAAGTTTTTCTTACGATAGTTTGAAGTTCATTCATATCTTCTTGAAATTTAGCTTGTAGTATATGTGCACCTACAACATCTATCATAAATCCTTTTGCATGTTGTCGTTGTATAATCTTGGCAACCTTATGTTCTAATTCAATTGACTCTCCAAAGTCTGTCATCTTTTTAGAAAGAAATTTATATAACTTCTCAGTTAAATCAACATCATTTCTACAATATTTTAACATCTCTTCACTAAAATAATCAAAGTTATCAAACTCCATTTTCTTTTTATAAAGTTTTTCACCCCAATTTTTTAATGAATGCCCACCCTCTAACATAGGGTTAAACAATCTAGATAAAATTAATGTATCAGTTATCTTACAATTTTTAAATATGTTATAACCAAAAGCTTTATTTAAAACTGGTATATCAAATCCAATAATGTTATGTCCAATAACTTCTTTAGTTTGTTTTAAAAATTCTTCAAACCTATGTATTCTATCTTCTTTAAATTGATAATAAGTATCCTTATGTTTACAAACAATACACCAAATTTTATCTGTAGTCATTGTTGTTTCAATATCAAATATTACTTTATCAAAAGTCATCTACCTTTACCTCAGATAATCTACCTGTATCCATATCATACCTTAAGTCACAGCATGGTCCAGTTAAACCAGCAAATCTGTTCTTTAATACTCTTACCCTTGTGGTACTACGTATTTCAGGGTCATCATTCTGTGCGTCTCTCTCAAGCCCTATAACCATGTCACTTAACTGCCCTATAGAAGCCGAACCTCTTAGTTGAGACAGAGATGTAGCCGCACCCTCTTCATGTCCCTTACCATCAGGTCTCCTTAAATGTGAGACTACTATCATAGCTATACCTGTTTCTTGAACAAGAGTTCTAAGTCTAGTCATGATTTCATCTAATGCTCTACGTTCATCTCCATGACTTTGGTCTGATACTATAATACTAACGTGGTCTATAACAATATACTTACAGTCTAAACCTTTTGCTAAATATCTAACTCTAGAAATTATATTATCAATAGTGTTAGAACCAAAATGGTCAAACATAAATATTCTACCAGTACCTACAGTAGCATCAAAGTAAGTTCTTAATTCTTCTTTAGGAACATGAACATCAGGTAAATGTAATCTTTGATTAGCTTCAATACTCATGATACCTTTAGATGTTATAACAGGGGTCTCTTCTAACATTAACAAACCTATATTATCTTTAGTTTGTTTTATTAGATGATGAATTAATTCTCTCATCACTTGAGTCTTACCTAACCCACTACCTGAAGTGAACGTCACTAATTCAGATGGTCTTAATCCATAAGTAATTTTATTTAATCCTTCAAAAGGATATTGAACAAAGCTTTGTAATGTTGGTTTACTTATCTCATCAAACAAAACATTAGCATTTATAATTCCATCAGGAGCATAGACCTTCGCATCCCAAAATGCTCTTTGATAAAGCTGTAATTTATTTTTAATTAAACAATCCGATGCATCTTTTAAATCATTAGGCAGATACATTATCTTACATTTTCCAGGGCTAAATAATTCAGCTACCTTTAATGCACCTTCACGACCATGCTTATCGTTGTCAAAATTAATTATGATATTTTCAAATTGTTCTAACCATTCTAAACTACTCTTAATATCTTTAACTGCAGAAGTTATTCCATTCTTAATACTAACAACTGGTGTGTCGTATCTATCAGTCTTGAACATTTGATAAGCTGATAAACAATCAATCTCACCTTCTGTAATTACACAGAATTTTCTTTTAGAGAATAAATGTTCTCCAAATAATCCTGCATTTTTTGTATTGCCTTGTATATTAAATTCTTTTAGCTTTGTAAATCTTGTCTTGGTTGCAATCTTTGCACCTTGCTTATCATGATAAGGATAATAATGATTAGTTATATTACCCATACTATCC